CGTGTATACTGGAGCAAAAAATCAACCCGCTGATGTAAGTCAGCACAACCTTGACCAACCTACGGGAGTCAAACCAAGATGAATAAATTAGACGTTGGAAAACCTGAAAATTTAACACGACAAGGCCGTGGAAGGCCAAAGGGCAGTGTTAACAAGGCCACAAAGACGTTTAGAGAGACGGTTACAGCTATGCTTGAGGGTAACGCTGAAAACGTCCAAAAATGGTTGGAAACCGTTGCTTACGGTGATGGCGATCAAGTAAAGCCTGACCCAAAGGGCGCGCTTACTCTGATGGCTCAATTGGCTGAATACGCTACTCCAAAGCTGGCCCGCACTGAGCATACTGGCGAAAACAATCAACCAATCCAGCACATGGTCAGATGGGCGGACAAATGACTGACGCCTACAAAAGATTTGAAAGCAAGTTTGTACGTATTCCAGAATCAGGATGCTGGATTTGGATTGGTGGTGCAAACGAAAAAGGCTATGGAATTTTTGGACTTGGCGCAAGAACTGATGGCGTTGAAAAGGCGCACAGATTCTCTTGGAGTCACAAAAATGGCCGTATTGATGATGGCTTAAATGTTTTGCATATATGTGGCGTTAGGTCTTGCGTCAATCCAGATCATTTGTATGTTGGAACGCAAAAAGATAATGCACAAGATACAAAAAGCATGGGAAGGCTGAAGTTGCCAAACAACAAGGGTATGCTTGCCAAGTGGTCAAAACTTAATGACGATGATGTCAAATATATAAAATCATGCAAAGGTGTTAAGCGTGGGTTGGGCGTGGAGCTTGCAAAGAAATTTGGTGTAAGCAAATCATGTATATATAACATTTGGAGTGATTTGTCTTGGCAGTCAATTACATAAAAATTCCATATACGCCAAGGGAATATCAATTAAAAGTCCACAATATGTTGGACGAAAAACGATTTGGCGTTGTTGTTGCGCACCGAAGATTTGGCAAGACTGTCTCAGCAATAAACCACATCATTCGTGATGCAGTGCTGAATCAAAAGGAATCGCCACGGTACGCCTACATTGCACCGACATACGGGCAAGCAAAGCGTATTGCATGGGACTACCTGACAAAGTACGCTGAACCTCTTGGCGGTACAGCGAATATCTCAGAATTGCGGGTTGACTTCTGGGGTAGGCGTATTCAGCTTTACGGCTCAGACAATCCAGAGGCATTGCGTGGTCAGTACTTTGATGGCGTGATTCTTGACGAGATTGGCGACCAAAACCCAAAGATTTGGACAGACATCATTCGACCTGCATTGGCAGACCGTAAAGGCTGGTGTTTGTTCATTGGTACACCCAAAGGTCACAACCACTTCAAAGAGCTGCGAGACAGGGCTAAGAGTGAGCCAGGATGGGGTTTGCTGGAGTTTCGTGCCTCAGAAACTGGTGTTGTTGACCCGCAAGAGCTTGCTGCCGCCCGTGCTGAAATGGGTGAGGATAAGTATCTCCAAGAGTTTGAATGTTCGTTTGACGCTGCTGTTGAGGGTTCTTACTACGGCAAGATTCTCAACGAACTAGACGAAAAGCGCAGGTTTGGCGATGTTCCAAGGGATGATATTTGCCGCACTTTCACGGCTTGGGACTTGGGTATGGGCGACAGTACGTCGATCTGGGTGGCTCAACTCGCAGGCTCAGAAGTCCGACTGATTGACTATTACGAGAACCACGGTGTTGGCCTTGACCATTATGTGAAGTGGATCAGGGATAACGACTACACCAAAGCCACTCATATCCTGCCGCATGACGTACAAGTCAGAGAGCTTGGCACTGGAAAAAGCCGCCTTGAGGTGCTTGAAGACGCTGGTCTTGAGATCAAGATTGCGCCAAGAATGGGTGTGGATGATGGTATTCAGGCTGTGCGTCGATTGCTACCACGGTGCTGGTTCCGCCTGCCAAACACTGAAATCGGGCTGAATTGCCTGAAGAACTACCGCAGGGACTACGACGAGAAACGCAAGATTTTCTACGAGCGTCCATTGCACGACTGGTCGTCACACGGCTCAGATTCATTCCGATACCTTGCAATTGGCCTTGATGAAACATCATCCACTTGGGGTAAATCTATCAACGTAGCTCCAAAATGGGTGGTGTAATGTACTTAATGCCTCAAGGTCGCAATCTGGCCCCAATTGTTGAACAGCTTGAAAAGCGCGTGGAAGTATTGGAAAACTTGCTGAAACAGGTAGAATTGACCCCAAAGCCCAAGGTGGGCCGACCTTCAAAGGTTAAAAATGAGTCAAATCTCCCTGAAAGCGGCAGTCCAAGCAGCGATTGACGATTCCATCGGCTACGTTGAAAGCGAGACAGTCGAGCAACGTAAGCAAGCCCTACAAGCGTATCTCCGTCAGCCTTACGGGAACGAGGTAGAGGGTCGCAGTTCAATCGTTACTGGTGAGGTAGCAGAGGCCATTGACGGTGCTCTGCCTCCGCTGATGCGTATCTTTACCGCATCCGATGACATCGTTGTTGCTGACCCGACTGGCCCTGGTGATGAGGCTGGCGCTAAACAAGCAACCGATTACCTCAATTACATTTTCCTGCGAGACAACAACGGCATCCAGATCATGCACGACTGGTTCAAGGATGCTTTGCTCCAGAAAAACGGTATCGTTAAGGCGTACTGGGAAGACAAGATTGATGTCAACACTGAGGAATATCAGGGTCTGACTGACGATGAACTTGCTCTGATGTTGCAGGACAAGGACATTGAGATTGTTGAGCAAGAGACACGCACAATGCCTGCTGTCGATCAGGTGATGGCTGACACCATCATGGCTGTTGGCGGTGAAGTGCCGATGTTCTCGATTCACGATGTCAAGATCAAGAAATCGGTCAAGTCTGGCAAGGTAACTGTTGAGAACGTTCCTCCAGAGGAATTCTTGATTGCCAAGCGTGGCCGTTCTATCAAGTCAAGCCCGTTTGTTGCACAGCGTCAAATGATTACCCGTAGCGACCTGATTGCTATGGGCTTTGACAAGGACATTGTGGACAGTCTGCCTGCTGGTGATGCTTTGGCTTATACGCCTGAGCGTGTGGCACGTTACTCGCCTGGTGAACAGCCTTACGACACTCAGTCTGATGAAAGCGCACTGCAAGAGATTGAAGTCTTTGAGTGCTACATCATGCACGACGAGAACGATGATGGTATCGCTGAGTTGCGTCAGGTGTTCTTTGCTGGCAACGACATTCTGAGCAATGAGGAATGTGATTACGTTCCGTTCTACTCTATCTGCCCGCTGCCGATTCCGCATAAGTTCTACGGCAACTCGCTGGCTGACCGTACTGTTGACCTGCAACTGATTAAGACGACCATTACCCGTCAAATGCTGGACAACCTGTATCTGACCAACTCTGCCCGTGTGGTGGCTGTTGAAGGTCAGGTGAACTTGGATGACCTGCTGACATCTACCGCTGGCGGTGTGATTCGTGCCAAGTCTCAAGGTGCTGTCCAACAGTTGAATGTGCAGAACGTGGCTGGCCAGTCGTTCCCGATGCTTCAGTATCTCGATCAGGTGCAGCAAAAGCGCACTGGCGTGACTGACGCATCCCAAGGTCTTGACGCATCTATCCTGCAAAACGTCACTGCTGCTGCCGTTGCATCTATGCAACAAGCTGGCGCTGGCAAGATTGAACTGATTGCCCGTATCTTTGCTGAGACTGGTGTTAAAGAGCTGTTTGAAGGCATCCTGCATCTTGTCACCAAGTACCAGAACAAAGAGCGCATCATCCGTCTGCGTGGTGGCTTTGTGGCCATTGATCCACGTACTTGGGCCAACAAGTTTGACCTGAGCATCAATGTGGGTCTGGGTAACGGAAACCGCGATCAACAAATGGCGATGCTGCAAATGGTCATGGCGAAACAAGAGCAATTCTTGGGTCAGTTTGGCCCTGCCAATCCGCTGGTTTCGATGGGTCAATACCGTAACACGATTGGTCGCATGGTCGAGGCTGCTGGCTTCAAGGATTCTGCTGAGTTCTTCAAGCCGATCACGCCTGAGCAAGACCAGCAAATGTCGCAACCGCAACCACAGCAGCCTCAAGTTGATCCGGTGGCTCAAGCTGCCATGCAAAAGGCTCAAGCCG